CAATTTCGTCTTCTTCCCACTCAACAGTGAACTCGTTATTATACTTTTCGTTTTCATTGTTATAGTCTTCAATTGTTTCATCAACTTTAAATGTATGGCTTCTTTGATGAACAACCTTATCTACAACTACTGCATTATATCTTGTTTGAATGTAGTCGTTCTTATATCGGGGAAATGAAAGAAGAACAACTTTTCCAAAATCTGGAAAACGTGAATCAACTGAGGCACGATACATATCATAGATCGCTGATCCTGTTTTTGCTTGATCGTGACCAGATGTTGACTCTGTGGCAAAACCAGAAATTTCATCAAGAATCACCATGAGTACGTTATATCCTTCCCAAGACTCTCTTTCAGAGTGACCTGAGTGGCATGTAATTCCTTTATCAAAACTTACTGATTGTGCAGTTGTTGTATACCTGCCCTGGAACCAAGGACAATTATCTAAACGCATCTTAAAACCTTTAAAGAAAACATTTTTTGCTTGCTCAGCGTTAATAGCAATATTAAGAATATCTATAGCATCACCTGGGGGTTTGCCGTAATATCTTTGTGGATCTTTAAGGCACAATAAAAGATAAACAATGTACGCAACAGCAATAGTTGACATATAGTCTTTACCAGAACCTTTACCAAGCTGCAAGATTACTTCGTTGCAAGTTTGTTTCCAACGCTTAAGACCGTCATCTTTGCCATAGATGTTTAGTAAAGTTTGTTCTTTATAAATTTGACTCATTGCACGAATGGCTTGATACTGATATTGTGAAAGTGGTGGTAGCCCTAAGTATTCTTCACTAACAACGAACTCTTCAAGTGCTACTGGTTTTTCTTCAAACTCGTCACCACCAAGAAGATCTATAATATCTTCAAACACTATAGGACCTCTGCTTGACCTGTAACTTTACTTAACTTTCCAAAAACTAACGGCTTACATCTTTCACAGGCAGATACTGTATCTCTAATAATTTCAACAAGGAGCTTTTGCTTATCTTCTGTTTCTACAACTTTTTCTGCAAGCTCATTATTATCCAGCATACCTGCTTTTTGAAGCATGTCCATTTGCTTAGCCTGAATATCTGCAATAAGTTTTAAGGCTGCAGTCTTTTGTGAAAGCTGAGCACTTCTATCTGCCTCTTCAACAACTGCCCAGGCTTCTTTAATTAGCATGGAGTAGTGTTGGTCTGCACCACTTAGAGCCTCTCTAGCTCTAATTTGAACCTGTCTATCGCTATGGATTATGGTTTTCCATTCGTCTAAATACTCTTGTACTTCGGTTTTTTTCATGCCAGTAATTTTAGCAATTGCAGCAGGATTGGTATTTCCTCTTAAAAATTCTTCTGCAACACGATTAATGCTTTCCATACGGTCAACAATTTCAATTTCAGACATAACTAATTCCTTTTCTTATATGTACATTATACAGCAAAATATAGGATTTAGCGGTATCCACCTGCAGTTGGAGCCCAAACAGAAACATTTCCTATTGTCCAAACTCTATTTAAAACATTACCACAGGTCTCACATTGTTGGTGATCTCTATCATCAACATTTACATTTGGCTTTTCTATAGTATTGTCGCACTCTAAGCAAGTATACTCATACGTTGGCATTGTATTTTCCTTCAAGTCTATTTATTTCATCATTAATATAAAAGATTGCTTTTTGTAAATCTTCAATGTGCTTCTCATCATTTTTGATTCCAGCCCTCCAGATATACTTCATGGCATTACCAAGGTTAAAGTTCATGTGACGAGTAACTTGAATTGCTTCAATACCACTAGGATGGCTAGTGTAATGAGTTGGGTGGTTTACTTGATCAACTTCAATGTGAAACTTTTCATCTTTGTACTCGTGCATTTAATTTTCCATTCTTCTATATAAATCTTTTAATCCTTTTAAAGTACCAATGTCCATGTACTCTCCTTCATTTTTAACAGCCTCTATATTAAATCTTGAAGTAATCCATTCCTGTATTTGTTCCCCAGGGTGGTTCTTATTTGGGTCTACATATCTTATCATGTTTTTACGAAAAAGTAAAGTTCCCCAAAGATATTCATAGTCACAATTATCTGTTTTATCTTTTGATGCCATAACTTTATTATCTCTTACTGATACCTGACCAACTCTGCCCCTAAGTTCATCTGGACAATTCCATATTCCTAATACCAGATCTGCATTGTTTTGATTTTTTATTAACTCAGAGTAGATGTTCTTTGTTGAATTTAAAATATATGTATCTGGCATACCAATAAGAACTGTGTCATTGTATTCTCCAACCATAAACTTTACCGCATCAGACATAGTTGATGGCTCTCTTACGATAAGTTTAATGTTCATATCCATATTTTGAATAATTGGAACCCACTCAGGTCTTGTTGACACACGAACTTCATCACATACCTCTAGCATTTGATTTACATGCCATTGAAGCAAACACCTATCATCTGATATTGGCAAAGCAAATTTTGGTATGCCTCCAATTCGTGATGCTTTTCCAGATGCAGGAAGAATTCCAATTGTAGGCATTAGGCTTTCCAATCTCCTGGATTAAACCCATCTTTGTAAGATTGATTTACAATTGGGTCTGCTTTCCAAGCTATATATCCTTCTTTACGACCAACGTCTCCCCAATATAAGTGCTGAACATACTTATCAAGCAGCACTCTGGAGTCGTCCCCATGAAAAGAAAAGAACATGTTTTCTTTTGCTGCTGGACATTCGTTGTACTCCCCAGCCTTTATTCTAAGATCTCCTTCATGCGGTGGAAGCCCCATTGATTCCATTAGACTGTCCGTAAACATTCCAACGTCTGTATAATAATGAACCATATTGGGAATAGTCCAATCGCCAAGCTTTACTCTTTCAACACACATATCTATTGCGTTTTTTAAAAACGGATGACCAGCCTTTGCTGCAATTACTTGTGTAGCATACCAAGGAGTGTCTCCTTCAATATCAACAACCATATCATACCAGTTCGGTAGCCACTTAGAAATTTTATACTTGCAGGTAGTGTCCAGGTCTGCATAAACTCCTCCATAAGAATAAAGTATTGCAAACCTCCAAAGACCAGCTTTCATTACTCCCATTGGCATCTTCATGTATGTGTCATAAACCTCTGGACTGTGTTCGGTTTTAAAAAAGTTTTCTCTATCCTGAGCACTCATATAATTATGCTCCCATTTACGATTATAACGTACCCAAGAATCAATTCCTTCTTTAGCATAGTCTGGTAAATCTTCTTGGGAACACTCATAGGTTTGCCAAATGTTTCTTTCAATCACTTTGTCCACTTCCTTTGATTCCTAATAAGATCAAACTTTACTAGGTATCTATAAATAGTTTGATGGCTAGTATCACATTCTTTTGAAATCTCTTCAATTGTTTTACGATCAATTATATACCTTTTGGTAAGCCAGGACTGGGACTGGTATAATTTGCTCATATTCTCTCCGTAAGCTTCTTATATGCATAGTAGGATATCCCACATGCATCACCAACATCATTGTCTGAGATTGATGTATTAAATTTATCATTAAAGAAATCCATGGTTCTTTGCTTTCTAATTTCTCTAATCTTGTTTTTATACCAAGAAGCAGACTTTCCAGGAAAATCTTTTTCTACCTGCAACTTTTCTGCCTTAGTAAAGTTTTTGTTTCCAATAAAAGACTGCCAGGAAACTGGTGCTACTGTAACTACCTGTGTTTCTGGTTTAAGAATAACAGACAGTATAGCACCAACGATCATAGCAATTTTAATACCTGCATCTGCAGAGCGAACCATAATAGCAGATTCAACTGCTACATAGTCAGCCTTGCAAACATTTGCAATTACTTTAGCCTTTGTATTGGCATCTTTAATTTTATCATAGATAGTGGCTCCAACAATAGGAAGCTTTCCCATCTTAATAGGAGCACCGTCCTCAAATAAGCAGAAGGCTACTGATGCTGTTGAGGCATCAATACCCAGAACCCTATCTGCTTTTTGTTTTTGAAGCTTTAATTGCTGCATTTTTAACAACTCCCATTGCCGTTACCGCTTTTTCTTTCTTTTTTGCCTCGTAGCATAGTGTACAAATTGGGTCTGGACTATACATGCTAAGCTTTGATCCACACTCACACAGTCTAACTTTTCCAGAAAGCCTTGCCTTTTTTGCATAATACTTTTCCATAATGCGTTTGTTTGTAGCAATTCTACAACACTGTTGAGAGCAATACTTTTGATTATGAGTCTTGAAGTCAAAATCATTTTTGCACTCTATGCAAGGTTTGATCATTGACTGCGTACCTTCAGAGAATCAATCTTAGTCCTGCCATCTGGTTTTGACCAGCAAGATTCTTTAATTGGGCAATATGTGCATGGAAAAGCGTTTTCCTTAAATGGTCTTTTAATGTTTTTACCATCTACCCACGCCTGATACACTTCTTTCATCCAGTCAAAGATGTAGTCTGCATAAACTTTATTTTCTTCTGACATAACAATAGGGACAACTGCAAGCTCGTGAGAGTTCTTGTTTTCATACAAGAAGAACCCTTCATCAAGTCCTAGCACCTTCATATAAATTAAAAGTTGTACAACGTGACTGTCTGCTCCAGTTGAAGTATCTTTACGAATATCAAAACCTTCTGCCTTAATAGTTTTTATTTCTCCAACAACTTCTTCTCCATCAATTTCCATAATGATATCTGCGAAGCCACGAATGGGTGGGCTAACTGACTTGATCTCACGCTCTAGTTCTTTTACAAGACCAGCCTTTTCCATTGCACCCTGAATACGCTCATGAGCCTGTGTACCTGCATTCATAGCAGCCATTCCCTGAGCATTAAAACTATCCTTAAACTCTGTTCCAGTAAAAGCTAGGCTCCAGTATCTTGCACAGGTTCCGTAACCATAGCCAACTGTGGATGGTGAAAAGGTTTTCTTTTTCTTAAACTCTGTGCCATTCTTACCTTGTAGATAAGCCTTACCAATTGCCAAACGAAGTTTTCTTGCATCAACCTTTGTATCTCTTGGTTTTGTTGTTAGTGTCTTAATTAAGTTCTTCGCCATTACGCTCCTAAGTTGTATCGTGCAAGATATTTTAACGAATCTACTAACTTATCTAGCGAATCCTTCATTGTATAGTACACATTCTTTTTTGTATTATTAATACTACCAGATGGTCCCTTAGCAATTGTTGTATAATATGTTGCAAGCATACCAAACTTAGCAGACATTGCCTGAAGTTTTCCAATTAGGGCAACTGCTTGAACAGATGGAATGTCTGGCTTCATCATAATTTTAACAATAATAGCCATTGCCTCATCAAGATCTGCATCTTGCATAAACTCATGAATATCATTAAACTCTGTTACTTGGTTGATATAATCAAGTGTTGATTCCATTTGCTCTCTCCATTAAATCTTCTAGGGCAGCCCATTCAATTACCGCCAATCTTATCTTTTGTGTTTCACCTATTGCAAGCAATAGTGCAGGATATTTATTCTTATCTGTTTTAAGAGTATCTGTAACTATCTTAGCCCATACCTCTTGGTTTAAAGTAAAACTTTTACCTGCTTCTTTTACATCTACTACAAACTCATCAGTTGATCCGTCAGCCTTTTGATATTGACCACGACCAGAGTTTTTATGTGCCTTTGCACCAATACGCTTTAGCTCTCCACGCTCACTCAAAGCTTTGCCTCATTAATATGGTTATCAGAGCATTGATATGTTAGAGTCATATCATGTTCATCAAGTGTTGCGTGATCTGCATACCCATTACATTCTTGACAAGCAAAGTTTCCAGATACTCTAATTCCTGGATCTATAATTTCTACTGTTTTAACAAAATCTTTTGGATCTATCATAGCTTTGAGTACACCAAGCTTTCTAGTGTATCAAATACTTCTTGGTTTTCTCTAACGTATTCTACAACCTTTGCACGTCCTTGAAGTCTTTGTTCCAGAACCGTGTACCATGCACCACCACGTTCAATTACACCCATCATTTCTGCTGTATCAACTAGGTCTGCTACAGTATCTACGCCAACGTGCTCACCTTGGAAGTAAAAGTCATAGGATCCACCAATAAACTGTGGTCCAGTCTTATTGTAATCAATTGTCCAGTTTACTGGACGACCAACTTTTTGCTCAATTAACCTGTCTCCAACTGTAATCTTATCTTTAATTGAACTAGCTTCAGACTCTGAGGACCATAGCTTTACAATTGTGCTAGAGAAGAACTTAACTGCCATACCACCAGTAGGAATATGAGTAGCATGCATCCCACCAAAGCTGTTACGTTGTTGGGATATAAGTACAAGCAACGTGTTTTTATTTGCGTAATTAAGCATCTTAACTGCATGGGTCATGTCTTTTGCTTCTGCACCAATCTGTTTGGTGTCTTGCAATTCTTTTAATTCGTTTCCATCTTTTTCAAAATAGATTGCAGGTAGCAGTGCTGAAATAGAATCTACAACAATTAAGTCTACACCTGCATTCATTAGGTCTACACCAACGTCAACCATATCGTTAATAGTTTTTGCTGGAGAGTAAATAAGTTTTTCTGAATCTACTCCAAGTTTTGTAGCCCACTCAGGTGAATAAGATTGCTCTGAATCAATCCAGGCACAAGTCTTTCCTTCTTTTTGAGCCTGTGCAATCATTTGCAAACAGAAAGAAGACTTACCTGCAGACTTGTTTCCCCAGATAAGAACCTGACGACCATAAGCAAGACCACCTTTAAGTCCAACATTAAGACTCAAACTTGGTGTTGGCTGTCTTTCAATTTGAACTTCTGTTGCTTGTTGAACACGTTTTCTTGTTTTTGGATCCAGCCTTGATAAAATATCTTCTATAGTTGTCATTATTTCTCCATTATCTTTTGTAAGCATCTATTATATCATCCCA